CTCTGATAGGAAATCCGAAAGTTTGGACCCCCAGCAGAAACAGTAAAATAAACAGCCACACGCCGTTGAAGCGCAGGAAGCCGGGATTGTTGGCGTATGGCCCCCAGTAGGCGCCGACGTGAAACAGGATCGCCAGCAGCATTAAGAGCCAAAAAATGAACGAGATCGACATTACGGCTCAACCACGACGACCGTGTTGCTCATCGGGGCCGCCGTGCTGCCGCGCGCATTCGTAGCCGTCACCACGCACGCCAGCCCCTTGTCGACGTCGCCCAGCTGCACGGCGTAGGTCTCGCCGGTCGCACCGTTCGCCACCCCATCCGTGTGCCAGGCGTAGGCGTAGGCGCTCGGGCGGCCGTCCCAGTTGCCCATCGTGCACCTCAGCACGTCTCCGTCCTGCCAAGCGTAGGGCACGTCCACGTTGGTCGGTGGCCCCTGATCCGCGACGATGGCGGCCAACAGATCCCTGATATCGGCGGCGTGCGTGCGGTCGTTGTTGAGCCAATCGGCGGTCAGCAGGAGGACCATCTCCTCCACGTCTTCTTGGGCCATGACGCTCACCTGTGCGCGGGTGCCGGCTTAGCCTCCGGGTGTTGGGTGTCCAACGGACCCGCGGCAACAGGCGCCACCGCGCCAGGCTCCGCCACCGCCGAGCGCCGGCGCATGCCAACCGGCACCGCGATGCGATGCGCGTCCAGCACCGCCTGCAGCGTGGCGATGTCCTCGTGCATCTGCGCGGCGTCGTCGAGCGATGCCCTGCCCTCGAGCCGCGACAGCGCCTCGGCGCCGCCCTCGCCGGCATCCGTCAGCAGCTTGCGCGTCGCCCGACGGATTACGTCGTAGTGGGACTTATCGCCGACGAGCCAGTCGGTGGCCAGCAACAGCAGCAGCATCTCGGCGCTGACGGGCTCAAGGGCCTTCCTGGCCTTCTCCTCGGCGGCTTTATGCTCGGCGTCCATATCGGCCGCAGCCCGCTTAGCGGCCTCAGCCTCAGCTGCGGCGTTCCTGTCGGCGGCCGCGTGGTTATTCTCGTGCCTGGTTGTGCCGCTCATGTCGTTGTCTCCCTGCTATACGCTCATCCAACCGGTGTTCTGCGCGCCCTCGTAGAGCGTGCGGTGCGTCGGGAACTGCCGCTCGATGATGCTGTCGATCGGGGCTGCGGTGTTCTCTCGCACGCCCAACGCCAGGTATCGTGCGGCATCGGCGCCGTGCGATGCGTGGTCATGCACCGGGGCGCTCCGCCAGGTCTGCGCCGCCTCGTTCCATTCCCGCCGGTAGTGCCGCAGCGCGTGGATGCCCTTGGCGCACCGCTCGGCATCGAACCACGCCCTCGGCAGGATCATGCGCACGGCGTTGATGCCATCGGCGATACTGTGCGCCCCGACGCCGCGCGTGGGTCGCACGCCGAGGCTGTGTAACGTCTCCGTCCGCGACCGTCCGCTGCCCAGCTCGCGCACCTCGGCATCGTGTGGCAGCAGGTGTTTCTCGTAGACGTAAGGGCGTTGCTGGAGCAGCCTCGCGTAGTGATCCAGGCCCGCACCGCTGTCCTCGATGTAGTCGATCATCCGCCACTCGCCACTGCGGGTGATCTGCGCGCACCATATCGCTGTCGAGTCGTGTATCCCAAGATCCCAAGCGGTCCAGACTTTAAGAGCAGGATCATGCGGGACGTTCGTGATACGGCCGTTGCGCTCCGCTTCATCGAGGAGTTTGCCGTAATAGCTCCCAGAGTTGGGCGCATTGAACGAACAGCAGAGTTCCTGATCAAATTCCTCGTCGCTCATCTCCAGACGCAGACGGGCGATCGCGGCGTCGGACAGCGCTCCCGTCTTTGTATAATCAAGCAAATACGACGAATACCCTTCCGTTACGCGCGCTCGGTCATAAGCGGCCTGCAGCAACCCGCGGCCTTTCGGTGTGCCGCTGCGAACAAGCGTGCCGTCCCGGTCGGCCAACATCGGCTCAATCACCAGCGCCACCATCGTCTGAGGCGTGTCGTCGAACTCGTCGATGATGCATTCGTCGGCATAGCCACCGCGCCAGGAGTCAGGGTTATCGGCACCGCCAGCCTGCCACGTTCCACCGTTCGGCAGGCGTATCGCCATCTCTGAGCGGCGCACCTGCGTGCCTGGGATAGCCTCGGCCGCACGCACCGCCTGATCCCACAGACCTGTCCGCGTCCACATCACGCCATACGGCAGGATATGCACGACACGCGGCAGCGGCTTCTTGCTGGTGATGGCGACCTTGAGGCCGCGCCAGAGCAGCGCTGTGGACTTACCGGCGCGACGATGGACCACGGCGACGATGCGCTTGGCACGATCATCCAATAGGCTCCTTTGCCACTCTCGCGGCGTGAACGGCAGCGCAATCCGCTCCTTCTCAGCACTCGCTGACGGTTTCCGCTTCGCCCCAGATGACGGCATCATCGTCCTGTTTTGGTGCTGGCAACGCGGGCGTGGCATCCGCCCAGGTGAACTCGATGGCGAGCGGCGTGGTTGTGCCGCCGATGTTGACGTCCTGCGCCTCTTTCCAACCCATCCGCGCCTTGGTCCACCAGATCTGCGCCGCCACGCTGTTGTGCTTCACGGCGTTGCTGTAGAGCGCCTGGGCGACGCGGACGTTGGCCTCGGTCATGCCGGTATCGAGTTCGCGGCGGAAGTGCTTGTGCAGCGTCTTCTTGTCGATCTGGAGCATGGAGGCCATTTCGTCCTGCCGGATGCCGAAGCCGGTCATGGTCAGGATTTGGCGCCGCTGCTCGTCAGAGGGCCGGAACGGATGCCGTGTGTGCTTGGTATGGCGTCCCATCGGGCCTCGTTGCGGTTTATCCTGTGAATTGCTGCCAACGCAGGATCGTGGCATGCCGGAATTGCCCGCCATCGTCGTCGCTGGCCTCTCCGACGCCCAGAAGCAGGCGCTCCGCATCGCGGATAACAAGCTGGCGCTCAACGCAACGAGCGCGCGCATTCCTGGAATACGGTGTGATATTAGCGACTTGCACCAATAAGTTCGGGTGGAATTCCAATCTAACACCAAACAGATGGCTAACGGTTGGTTTATGCGTTTAGCGCATAGCTCAGAGGGTAGCGCATCGCCGAGGCGGGAACGGGAGGCAACCGCCTGGCGACCGCTGCGTGGCCTGGCTGCGGGATGGATGGTGCAGACACGGCGGGCAGGGGGTTCATGCGACGACGCGAAGGCTGGCGGTTGGGACGTTCAACGGCACCACCTTCGCGAACAGACTCAGCAGCACCCTACAGCGCTCTGGCCCACTGAGGGCAACCACCCCTGCCAATCCGTCGAACGCGCCGCCTACGACCTCCACAGAGGCGCCACGGGGTATGTCTGCTCGTGGGGCTGATCCTGGGTCGTCAACGACGGAGCGGGATGAGGTGCGGGAGAGCAGATGCTCGACGACGCCTGGCGGGACTGGTGTGGGCTTGTCGGGGGCATGGCGGATGAGGCCGCCGACGCCTGACGTGTGCTGGATGGATCCCCAGGGATCGCGAGATGGGTCCATCTGCAGGAACAGATACCGCGGGAACAGGGCGACGATGCGGTCTGGGCGTTTGTTGCCGCGTTCGATGCAGAGCGGCAGGTAGCAGCTCCAGCGCTGTTCGACGAGGGCTTGGAGGGCGCGGTATTCGGCGAGGGGTTGGGTCCAGACGCAATGCCAGCGGGTGGCGCTACGGCTGCCGCACGACATGCGGAGGCTGGCGACGCTGCCCTCGCTGTCGAGCTGGGGGCGAGATAGGGCCGTATCGGCCGTATTGTCAAGGGTCAGCATTGTTGTCTTTCTCGCCGACTTCGAAGGTGACGCGTCCTGTGGGGTGGTAGCAGACGGCGCGGATGTGGACCCGCCAGCTGGGCGCCTCCATGTCGGCGAGGATCTGATCCATGTCGGCGAGGAGCTGGCGGAGGCGCTGCATGATGGCCTCGGGGTTGATCGGCTGGGTCATGTGGTTGGTCGCCAGGGGTCGCCGCAGTGCCCGCAGGCGCGTCCGAGGAGGCGGGGCTTGCCGCACTTGGGGCATGTGATGCCGATGAGGTGGCGTTTCATGGCTGGGTCATTCGGCGGCTGGAGGTAGTGGGAACTGGAGAATTTTGTTGTCGCCGTCGTCTAGCCAGGCTGGCGGCAGCATGCCCAGGTGCTGCGGCGTGTGGCGAGCGACAGCGGTGGTGAGGATTCCTCGCATGGCCTTCCGCATCCCGTTGTTGGGCGCGTCGTCGGCGTTGCGGATGTGCTCACGGATGTCTGCCGGCGTCATTCCGTCCCAGCTTTCCTGCGAGTTGGCGTGGTGCTGGTCGATCCGCTGCTGCCACGCGTCGGGGCCGTGGATGGCGGGTAGCGGGGGGCGGTGTTCGTTCCACCAAGCGGATAAGTGCTCACGTAACTCGCCGTAGACCGGCACCCGCTTGCACTGCCTCGCCACGGCTTCGAGGCTGCCCATGGTGAACGCGGCATCGGGGAAGTGGCGCAGCATCGGCAGCATGTCCGTGAGCGCCTTGGCGGCGTTGGCCGCGTCCATCGGCGCGGTCAGTTTGGCTAGCATGGCGAGCCACTGCTGGCGCAGTTTGGCGTTCGGCTCGGCGCTCACTGCAGGAACTCGGGGTGATCGAAGTCGGCTGGCGAGAGGCCGGCGGCCCGCAACACCGGGTCGAAATTGTCCACCTCGTCGGCCCAGCGCTCGCCGTGCAGCCAGGTCGTCGGGTGGGGGATGAACCTCGGGTCGGTGGACCAGACAGCCCGCTGAACGGCGGCGATAATGGCGGCAGCCGGCGCCTTGCGGCAGGCCGCGGCGAAGGCCCGAGCAGCTGCCCCACGGCCAACCTTTCGAGGAAAAGCCTGCCAAAACGCCTCAAAATCACGCTCAGCCTCGGCGCCAGCCGAGGGAGCGAGCGTAGCGAGCGGTCTCTCTTTTCTTTCTTTTTTGTCCTGTCCTTGTCCTGTCCTGTCCTGTCCTGTCCTGTCTACATGTCGCACGACGCGGACAGCCGCGTCCCGTCCCCGTGCCTGTCCGGGTTCTGTCCCGTGGTCTGTCCCCGTCCTGTCCCGTGGGACATCCGCGTCCTGTCCGTGTCCTGTCCCGCCGGTTCCGTTGGTATTGCGTGCGCGATATGCAGCCTTGCGATCCCGGTCGCGGACGCGCCTGTCCCACGCATCATTGGCCTCTGTTGATAGCAGTTGGTGGTAGAGTCGGCCGTCGCTGCATTCGATGAAGCCGTGGAGTGCGTCCTCCTCGCGCAGCTTCATCCACCCCTTGATATCCCTGCCAAGGCCAGCAAGCCGGCACAGCACGTGATCGTCGTTCGGCAGACTTGCTGCTGGCACTTGTTGCCATGCCATCCACCATAAACGCGCGGCGGCACGGAACACAGCGTCACTCGCGCGGGCCTCGAAGTCCGAGGTGAATAGCCGGTTGCCATACAGCGGCATCCACTCCATCCC